GCGGAGAGCGGGCAGGTGGAACGTCGTGCTGCCATCGCCACCCCCGTAGGTCGTGCTGATCACTGCAAACAGACCGGCATAGGCCGTGCGCGACACGGTCTGGCCGTAGCAGAAGAGTGCGCCAGCCGGCGCCGTCGGACCGGCGAAGGGCACAACTTCGCCGGTCCTGTTGCGGCGACCGACCAGGCGATACGCGCCACTGCTGCTGTGATAGGCGACGCAGCACGCCTCGTCGGTGTCGATCAATCCGGGCGGAGCAACTCGCCATGCTCCCGCCGCGTGGTAGTGAAGCGGCGTCGCCCCTAGATTATTGACGTTGAGCGTCGCGCCGGTCCCGTTGACCGCATGGAACTGCACGAGATGAGTCATACCGTCGGCCAGGGAGCCCGGCGCCACCGCATAGCTCAGCGTGTAGGCCGTGCCGGAACCGCCCGTGATCTTGGGGATCGTCCAGTTGTAGAATCGCTTCAGGGCGCCCTGGTGAGCACGCAGGACATTGTTCACACCGCTGGGCGCCATGCCCTCGGGCGCCCCATCAGGGGCGGCCGTCGTGTTGGCATTGTCGTCCTCGTTCCAGTTGCTGGCGCTGATATCCATCACCTACTCCTGCCGTCGTGCTTGCGGGGTCAGTCCCGCCGCGAGTCCGCGCTGAATGTGATTTGGACGGCCTGCGCCGGAGAATTGCGTCGCTATGCGCTGGAGAAACTCAGCATTGTCGGCCCAATCGCCCTGCGTGATCCGTCTCAGGCTGTTGGCGCGGACGGCATCGTTGCCAAACCGCTCATGCCTGGCGGCAGCGGCGAGGGCGCGCTTTATGGAGTCCGCGCCGGATGTCGGGAACGCCAGGATTGCCTCGTCGAGGTCCATCGGCGTTCTGTTCGAAAGTGCTTCAAGCCTCTGCCGGTAACGTTGCGTCGCCAGATTGATGTCGGCGAGCAGCGCACCGGGGCCGGTCCTTTCGAGAGCCGAAGCAGCAGATGCCGCATCGTCTCTGCCTTCGCGCATGACATTGCCGAAGCGCCTCGCCGAGGCGTTGTCCACGATGTGCGCCGGAGCGCTCGACCTCAGCCTGTCGGCGGCGTTCGCGAACAGGCTGGCCGGCGACAGCGGCCGCAGCTTCGTCGCCACGCGGTCGGCGGCGGCGGCAGCAACGTTGAAGCCGGGCGCGACGACCTTCTCCGCGATATAGCGCCCTGGCCCGCTCTCGATCGCGGCATTGCCGAGCCCCCGTGCGACCAGGCCCACCGGATACAGGGCCCCGCGGAATACGGCATCGGTGACAGCGCCCTTGGCCGCATTGTCCAGCCGCGCACCGAAGCCGCCTTCGCCCTCGCCAAATCCGGCGGCGCCCCCGAGTCCGGCACCCGTCGCGGCTGCCGTGCCCAGGCCGGACAAACCCGTACCCGCGGTCAGCAGCGCGCGTGGCAGCGTCGCCGCGGTTCCGGCGATCCCGCCAGCGATCCTGCCCGTGGTGTCCCACGTCGGATATGCATCGGCGTAGGCCGTGTTCTGCACGCGCTCGTTCTCAAGATTCTGCCGGTACCGTTCCGACCAGCTCGGTGCCGTGCTGGTGTTCGTCTTGCCGAGGCCGACCTTGCCGAGCGCCCAGTCCAGGGCCGGTCCGACCGTCGCATCGCCGGCGGCCGCGATCTCATCGCCCAATCCCAAGGAGGCTGCCTGGGCCGCGGACCGCACGAAATTGTCCACGCCTCCTGCAGCACCGCGTTTCGTCGCGGCCCCATGCGTCCTCGCTTCAAGTGGCTCTTGCGCCGGCTTGTCGCCCTCCGGTTTCGCCACCGGTTGTTCGGCGTCCTTGTCGAGCGGCGATCCGTCACCGGCCTGTATCTCGCCGGTAAGACGATTGCGGCGGTAGATTCTCGACGGATCGAAACCGCGGCCAAGGAACATCATCGCATCGGCGGGTGCCAGCGGACGGAACCCGTCGTCCTCCGGCACTGGTCCCAGCGGCCTCGTCTGCATGGCACGCGGTTGCTCATTGAAGCCAGGTACCGGGATCGAGAACGGCGAGAGCGGCACGGACGGCGCGAGCTGCAGGCCGCTGAAGTACGGATTTGCAAGAAAGGTCATGTCGTCACGCACTGAAACCTCCTTTGGGCTTGCGTTGCCTCGATGCGAACTCGACTGTCAGGTGCCCCGGAGCGTGGACAACCAGCGCCATAGCTCACTCAAGCGATCCGGCTGGCCATAGGGCGAGGTTCCGACGCCGCTGCCGCCATCGAGCGGTTGGTTCGCCGCCTCAGAGCCCGGCACCAGGCCGAGGTCGGGGTTTGTCCCCGCGAGCATGCCGGCAGCGCTGGTCGCCGGATTGGCCTGCACGGCCGGATCGGCGGCGATGGCGGCGCGCTGCGCCTGTTCGCCAGGATCACGCGGCTTCGGCTTCCACTTCGCGAGACCCTGGCTCAGCGCGTCGAGGCCGGCATCGATGTTGAAACCCGGCACGGACTTGGCCTCAGGCATGCTTGGCATTCCACCCGACGGCGGCCGGTAGCCGGGCTTGAGCTCGGCAGCCGCCAGCGGTCCTGGGATCTGGCCAGGCGACTGCATGTGCTGGCGCAGGATTTCAGTCAGCAGATGCGGATCCATCGGGCCGAAGGGAAGGTTGAACATCACATCAGCCCTCCCGGCGCGGACGCAGCGGCCTGCCCTGAGCGTGCCGAACGGGTCGCGCGCCGATAGTCGACCATTCGCAAGCCGCTGGGATGGCGCGCGACGGCGTCGGGGTGGACGCGCTCCACCTCCTGCGCCAAGAGGCCGATCTGCGTGCGCGGGTCGCCCTTGTAGCGGTAGCTGTAGACAGTCTGGCCGTCATTGAGCGCACCGACCGGCGTGATGTCTTCCTTGAGGCGTCTGTCGGAGAAGCCGAACATGCTCAAAGCCGACAGCCCGAGGCCGGCGCCCTTGAACACCGCGTTCAACGTATCGGCCGATGGATTGGTCGACGGCATCGCCGAACCACGCACCGTGCCGTTCATCTCGCCGCCGGGATAGCCGGCGTTCAGGCTGGCGAGATAGCGGTTGATGTAGTTCCAGTCCTTGTTGGCGTCGTAGTTGTAGCGGGCGATGTCGGAGTCGATCAGGGACTGGTCGTAGCGATCCCAGCCGGCGCCGGCCTGGCCCATGGCGTTGATGTCCTGATAGTCGGCCGCCTGCAGCTGCGGGAACAATCCGGCGGCGGTGCCGGCCGCGCCCAGCATGCGGGAGCGCTCGGCGTCATAGGCGCTGGACGAGGCCTTGACCGTGGCATCCGCCTGGGCGCGGTTGAGCGAATCGACCGCCCGCATGGTGACGTCTTGCTGCGCGCCACTGCCGTAGCGGCCCACCTTGGAAAACTGGCTAGCAAGGCCTGGCACGACCTCCTGCATGAACTGCTCGGTCTGCGGCTTGAAGCCCGCGGCCAGCGCCTTCTGGAAGTAGGGGTTGGCGTCGACGTCGAGATACTTTCCGCCCATGGTCTCGTCGAGATTCGCCATGATCGACTGGCCGTACGGAGACCCTTTCACGCCGCGTTCGTAGAGCGCAGTCAGCGCGGCCTGCGTGTTGGCCGACGGCGCCGCGACGGTCGCGCCGGGGTAGTAGCCCGGCGCCTGGCCCTTGTCGTACAGCGCCGTCAGGTCCTGGATGCCCTTCTGCAGATAGGGCTGGATGTAGGACGGCGGCTCGTTGGACTGCTTGGTCTGCTGAACCGTCGTGCTCGGTGTCTGTCCTCCACCACCCATCAAAGTCTCCTTTCCCAGGCGGGGAAGCCGGCGATGGTGCCGATGCCCGTTCCGCCCATTCTCTTGACGATGCGATCCCAGCCCTCGCGGCCGGATCCCCAGAGCGCGACGCAGCCCAGCGAGCGCGCCCAAAGCTCGAGCTTGCACAGGAACTCTGCGGCCCACTCCCGCAGGCGGCTGCCGCCGACCAGCCATAGCCGGCAGCGGTCGCCGTCCCGCTCGCACGTGATCTGCGTGACGATGGCGGCGACGGCCTCGTCTTCGTCGTAGACCGCCCAGAGCTGGGCATCGCGCGCGATCAGACGGGCCAGCACGTCCGGCTTGTCGGGCGTGCGCCGCACCGCGGGCTCCAGCAGCGGCCACAGGTCGGGCCACGCAAGGTGGAGATCACGCAACGGGATGCCGGTCGAAATCATGTGGCGATCACGTAGTTGAGGATGAGGGTCGGCTGCGTGTTGTTGTGCGCGCTGCCGCTGCCGGCGTTCTGGAGAGAGATGCCGGTCGCCGAGGAGTTGGTGGCGACATAGCCGAAATTCGTGCCGTCGCCCGACGTACCGCGAGCGTTCACGCCATTGGCCACGATGCCGCCCACGCCGTAGTAGTGGAAGTGCTGCGGGTCGTTCACACCATGGCTGTGCACCGGCATTTCGCCAGCGCCGAGCGCATGGGTCGCCGCGCCGCCGGCGCCGCCCAGGGTCGTGCGGTTGGCGACCCCGCCGGCCAGGCGGCCGGCGTCGGTGCCGCCCATGTCGTCGCGGCCGGCCGCGACGCGGCCGCGCAGATCAGGCAGGGTGAAGGTCGTCGATCCGTCGCCCGCCCCATAAGCCGTGCCGATGGCGGCAAAGAGATCGGCATAGGTCGTGCGCGAGACAGCCTGGCCATGGCAGAGCAGCCAGCCGTCGGGCGCCGTCGCACCGGCATACTGCATGATGCAACCCGCCGGCACGCCGAGCAGCGTGTTGTAGTCGCGGATCAGCACGTTCACCCGCTCGGTGATCGAGCGCGTGTCGGCGGTCACGGGCAGCGCGGGCAGGCTCATTGGAGTCCCGCCGGTCTGACGTCGAGATCGTCGATGCCCTGCATGTTCGACCACACCGCGCCCGCCGGCTGCGTGGCGCGCACACGGAAATACCGTCCGCTGCTGTAGACCGGAGCGAGGCCGGCCGCGGTGAGGCCGGTCGCAGCGGCGTAGCTCACGCCCGACTGCTGGGTCTCGCGCGCGCCGATCTGGATCTGCGGATTTCCGCCATCGATCAGGGGCCGGCAGGCGCGGATGATCGAGCGATTGCCCTGCCCCGATGAGGGATTGAATTCTCCCGTCTCCACCGTAGCCGAGAGCGTCGGTCCGGAGAACGAGCCGCTGCGATGCGACATGTCGAAGGCGAACAGCAACAGGGACAGCGTGCCCGTCCAGTACGACGAATCGAGCGAGTAAGGCAGCGTCTCCAGCGTCCCGAACGGATCGAGCTGTTCCAACGTATAGGCCTGCTGGCTCACGCCGCCGAACACCAGCTCGCAGGTCAGGATCGCCCTGGTCCACCGCTCGGTGTGCCAGTTGTAGATCAGCAGCCGGTTGGGCGTGCCGTTGCTGCCGTTGGCCGGATAGGCGAAGACGTAGAGCCCGCGCACCGGATCGATCGCCGATGAGCTGCGGAAGTGGTTGGCCTCGTCGAATTCCGCCCAGAAGGTGCGATCGATCTTGCCGCGGCCGATCGGCGTCACGGTCTGGCCGGCGCGCACCATGTAGAAGCCCGACTTGTGCAGGAAGAACGCCATGTCGAGCAGGCCGGCGACGCTGCCCGGCACGCTGGCGCCGATGTCGTTGGCGATCTTGTCGATGCGAAAGACGATCGGCGCGCCCTCGTAGGACATGCGCCGGATGCTGGTCTCCTGGAAGATCAGGCCGACCTCGCCGCCGACCAGGCCAGTGACGTTGCCACCATCGGGCAGCTCCTGCAGGTCGGCCTGGGTGGTGAGCGACGGGGCCCAGGATTCGGCGTTGTTGAGGGCGCACCACTGCACGCGCTGTGGCGCGCTGCCGGTCTTGCCCATCACCACGAAGTCACGAACCGTGGTGATGAAAGTGCCCACGGGCGGCGAACCGCCCAGCGCCGTCCAGTTGGTGCCCGCACCGAGGTCGAACTTTTGCGGCGCATCGACGCCGTTGACGGCGATGGCGAGCGTGCCGAACTGCGTGAAGCGCCACAGGTTGTCGCCGCCGGGGGCATAGGGCCCACCCGACGTGCGCGACACGTCATTCCAGGACGAGCCCGACAGCAGGTAGAGCTTGCTGGCATCGCCCGCGAACATCTTCGTTGCGCCGGCGGTGCCGCGGAACCACGCCGCCCCCTGCGCTCGCGCCGTCAGCGTGCTGGAGACGCCCGACAGATCGTTGAGCGGGCGGTAGCTCTCCTCGGCAGGTACGACGTTCAGCGCCTCGCGCGCCCACTGTCCAAGCGCCGGCATGTCCGGTCGCCATTCGGCAAACGGGATCACGGCGTCCTCCCTGCCCGCACGCGGATCACCGGCACGCTCGAGCCCGTGATGCGCTGGGTGCGCGCGTTCAGCCCCGCGACAGAGGCGTTGTAGAGCTGCAGGTAGCGCTGCGCCTCGGCCTCGCCCTGGGTGAAGATCGCGGCCTCGACCAGGCAGCCGTAGAGGTAGACGTCGGGATAGTTCGTCAGGATATCGTTGAGGGTCGAGCCCGCCGGCGTCGCGAGCTTGCGGTAGTAGCGCAGCGTCGCCGTGCCGCTCGACGGCGCGTCGAGGAAGCGGAAATTCGTGCCCGACACGGCGATCAGCCGCGTGCCGCCCAGGCTCTGCGTGCCGTAGCCGTCGAGCGTACGCTGGCTCACGATGTCGAGCGGCGCGTGGAGCGAATTGCTGTAGGCCGAGATCAGCTCGAGGAAGCCTGCCG